ACTTCGTAGTCAACACCAAGAGCGTTTTTCAAAACAGGAAGTTTACGTATTTGAATTGGTTCATCCATATTCTTATCCTACCTAAATCAAGCCTTGGAAATTGAGATAAGGCCGTTTGACAATACTGTTTTCAAGTTGTTTAGCGATACGTCTAGCAACTTCCTTCTGTATCTCAGCCTGTGTTCCGAGTTCAGTTGGGATGCCGTAGGGAGACTGAGTAGGGCGATAGCTTGACCTACCTGTAGGTATTCCCGGCATAGGAGGGCGACGACCGGTGATAGGCTCAACTGGCACTGGCCCCTCACCAACCCCACCTGTGGCAAGATTGTTCAAAAATGAATCAACATCCTTTTTGTAACCAGCCTCTGAACCACCAGTGATAGTTATATTACTTTCTTCTGCAGGATCGGTGGTAATGCCACCAGCTTCGCCGTACATTTCAAGTTCGTCTGCACTCAATCCCGCCATTGGGTCGTCGTAGGTAAGGGGGTCTCGGTACATAAGGCTACCTTCAGCCATCGTAGGGTTAAACCCTCCAGTAGAAGGCATAGGGTTGCGTGTTACAGTAGACGGAGTATCCCTGTAGTACTCTGAGGAAGCCATGCGTTCCAGTTGTGCTAATATTTTACCCATTTACAACTCTCCCGTAATCAACTCGATAGTACCCATCAGAGCCAATGGAGACAGCTTCTGGCATAATGTTAAGAATTTCCTGAGCAAGGACACCAAGGGTTCCCTGATCTCCTGCAATCTCTTTACCCTTTTTAGTCCACTTCCAGCGATATACCGGAATACCGTTCTCAAGCTCACCGACACGTTTGATCTCAGTCTTGAGCCTAATGTCAGAAGCAGCTATCTGTGCGCCAGTACCCGCTGCACCAGCAAGCTGCTGGAAGATAGACGATCCGGGAATAACCTGACCAGTCATGCCACTGGAAGTCTGCTGCATCTGAGTGGAGCTACCAAGACCAGCCAAGCCGCCCAGCAGGTTAGAGTAGGTGATAGCCTGAGCACGTTCTGCTTCCTGCTGCTGCTGTGACAGACGACGAAGGTCTGCAAGTTCAGCACCCTGTCGAGATTCAATGTCTCGGCCAATGGCTTCCTGTAACTGAGCCGGTGTCATCATGGACTGGATAACTGACTGAGCCATTCCCGGCAACGCACCAACCGCTGCTACGCGCCGCTGCTCTTCAGCACCTAGAGCACTGGCCAACTGGCTCTGTACAGTTTCTTCGCGCTTCTGCTGCTGGAGAGCCTGAAGCTCACCTAGAGCAGTAGAGCCTAGCCCAAACTGTCCAGCTTCCATCGCTTGCTGCTGAGCCAACTGTTTGTCACGCTCGGTAAGCTGACGAGCCTGATTGGCAAGCTCACCAGTTTGTGCTTGATACAATGCGCTAGTGCCCGGAGCAGCAGTAGCCTGACCAAACATCTGATCGTATACGGTCTGGAAACCGGGAGTAAAGCCAGCGGCAGTTTGACCTACCTGTCCGTACAAGTCTCTAGCCGCTGCGGTCTGAGCAGACGTACCCGGAACCAGCGGTCCCTGGTACAACTGTGGAGCAACGTTGAACCCTGCTTCCAACTGTGGCAACAGTGTTTCAATGTAGGGAGCAACTTCTTCCCACGGCTCCACTTGTGTTGAACCCTGCGTCTGCGAACTCGACGGTGCTTGAACCACCGTGCTGCTAGGTTTGAAAACACTGCCCATTTTATAGCCTCTTATATACAGTAATACTTGTTAGTTCGTAACCCATCGGGGCCATCACCTTTTCCCAACCTTTTCTCCCGGTCATCTCAAAGAACTCATAACCAAGAGTTTTGTAGTACTTTTCTACAATTGGAACTATGTCTGGAAAGTTAAACTTACCGCCAATTGCTTCTGCGTTAATGCCTGTGGATTGAGGATACGCTGCAGCCCCTATGACAAAACAACCGACAATCTCACCTTTTTCAGAATCGATAGTAACCCAAAGATCGGAAACCTTGTCTACAACCCGCTGGATGATATCTACTGCTTTGATAACGTCTGTGTTGTTCCTATCCGTAGAGTTTTCTATGTACTCCCAACACTGTCCCACTATTGTCTTAAAGTTTTTACTCTTAGGATTTACTTTCCTATAGCTTAACCCATGAACCGGCAGCGTTGAAAAAGTATATACCTTCTCCGCTTCCGGGGTTCCAACTAGTTCCGTCTGCATACCGTATATCACCCTGACTTGGCTTTGTAGGAGCTTCGTAGACTACGTCTAAGTGTCCGTCTCGCAGTATCTCTACAACAGCACCAAGTTCGATAAAAGTTTCGTTAAGATAACCTGGAAGCTCTTCTGGAGCAGAGGGCGGGTTAGCGTGGTTAAACCGAAGGAACTCTCTGCTCATCGATCCGACACCACTTCGGACTCAATTGCATATCCAGAGAGATCAAAAGAAGTATCGGTGTCGTGTTCAAACTTGATAGCGATGTATCGACCGCGAACTCGACAATCAATTTTACTATCCACGCCAATATTGAACTCAACTGGGTCAGCATAAGTAACACCAGCGTAAGGTTCTAACTCAGCCCCTACACTTATTTTAACATACCCTGTACCACTAATTCTAGGATAAATTCTACTTATATACTTAATAGAATCAGTTCTTCCAGAGTGTAGTCCAACTCGTTCCAAAGTTGTTACAAATGTTGTCCCGTCAAACGTCGTACTGGAGTCAGCCAAGAAGAACCTGCTGTCACCTGCAGTGCTTGCAGGGTAGCACATCAGTAGAGAATCAACAGCAGGGTTATACGCCTGTTGAGACCAAGCAACTGTGCTGTTTTGCCATGTATCTGTAGCAGCCGCCCACGTGTTTGTAAGCTCAGGGTCTACCAACCCTACGCCAATGTAGTTGACACTTGGGAGGTCTCTGGTAGCCCAAGTATTGTCTCTATAGTTCCAGACCAAGGCAGTGTTTGGTAAACCACCAGTAGCACCTGTGCGAGGATAGCAAATCCAGACTTCGTTTTGGATACGGTTATTGACCAGAAACGTTTTGTAATAGTATGTGCTGTCGATCTGGGAGAACAAGAATGTTTTGACCCTATCGTCAATAACACTTGTCAGACTGTTACCGTTTGTGACCACAACATCGTTGGTGGACATAAACACATGCTTACCATCGCCAAGATCAACAACAGCGTCCCTAGAGAACAAACCAGTGTTCTTAAACTTCTCTCGAAGGTTAAAGGTAAACGTACCGCCAACATAGGTCAAAGAGTGGATACTGTCTTCCTTGTAGACGATAAGCTCGTTGCCCAGAGGCAGCGCGTTAAGGATACGACCCTTGGTGCCGCCTATGGTAGCCTCTCCTGACTCAGAGGCGGTGCTAGCAGAGTTCCAAGTGTCTGCGCCGTTGGTAGCTGCCCCGGAAGGAATAGAGTCGCTCCAGCGTACTGTGAACGGCTTTGCGGTGCCACTGTCAGTTAGGTTAAGAGCAACCAAGTGGTTCCTAAACGGTACAATGACCTCACAGCGAAGCGTGGAGGGCCAATCAGGAAGGTCTGTAAACAACGAACCTCCCTGAGTAAAACTCTGAGGCACGTCCAGTGAGTTGTTAACTACCAAGACACCGCCAAGCACACCGCCCTGCCAGTTCTTGGTAGTTCCTGCGATAGTGGTGTATGCTCCAGAAGACCTGGTAACATTAGCGTGGGTAGTTCCTGTAATTTTGTTTAGAGACGTAGCACCACCGTAAATCCACAAAGGTGTGCTGCCCTGTGTCCAGCTTGTAATCCAATATGGCGTGTCTAGGGCTGTTCCAAAAACACGAGTATTTCCTAAAATAGTACTGGCTTTTTTATCAACAAACCGCACGTTATTTGCGCTTGTAAAAAACGTAGGCGGCATATCATAGGGAGACAAATCTGTGTTAAGAGAAAAGCCGGTCTGCTGTCCGTTGATGTCAAAGAGTTCTTTAGCCATTGCCGGTTGCCGACTCTATTTCCCAATCAGTGTTATTAAATTCTTGCAGGCAGATATACAGATCATCTTCTGTAAGAAGGTTTCCGCCCCCTTCTTGGACAATGTTAAATAAATCTAAAACCCAATTTGTAGACATTACGCACCTCTACGAACAAGAGACCCTGGATCACCTTGAACAGTCATAGTCATAACTGTTCCGCTGTAACGAGCAGAATCTTCTGCCTTCTTGATGTCTTCCAAAGATTTCTGATAAAGTCCTGCAAAACGCTGTAGCTGTTCGCTATCGTTAAGATAGGTAGCTCCCTCCAAACATGAACCGTAGAGGTACAAATCTGGGAAAGCTTGAAGAATGTTGTTAGTAGAGTTTGTGTTGGACAGCGGTGTCAACTGTTGGTAATAGTTAACACCAATTGTATACTCACCGTCTGGTGCTGGGTAGAGTTCGATGTTCTTACCCAAGTTTGTATAAGCTTTAGGAGCACCAGAAACAATGTTGCCGTACTC